CCTTGCGAGAAAAATCACTTGGCGACAGCACGCAGGATGCTGACTGCCTCGGCCACGTTGCCGAACAGCTTGAGGTAGGCTTGCGCCGCCTTACGCAACTCGGGGCTGATGCGGTTGTGCTTCTCGGCTTTCTTGGTCGCACGAACCTCACGCACGCCAGTCGCCGTGTCCACGATGTATTTGACTCGGTTGTACTCGGGTGAATCCTTCTTGAACACGAGCTTGCTTTTGTCTCGCTGACTCGGGTGAGGTTTCACCCCAGATACCTTGGCAATGTATATCGTGGCATAGACCCGAACGTCAGCACCTACGATGCCTGCCTCTGCGAGAGTCGTGACGTAGTCGTTGTCCTCGATAGCCTTGAACACCTTGGATGCTTTGCCGTAGGCGACAGCATTGGCGGCGATGAAGTTGTCGATTAGCTTGGTGATGTTGCTCATGGAAGTTTCTCCTTGATGTGAGCGTTGATGCGGTTGGGAACCTCTCTCAACCGCTGACTCTATTTTACCTTGAGGGGGTAGTCCTAACGTACTCACTCTCTCGTAGAAGCGGGTGAAAGCGAGAACTTCGGCGTTACAAAACCCCACCCTACCCCCACCCCCCGTAATTGACGTGGCCATGACGACCAGCCATGAACACTGTTTTGCACCCGCTCCCAGTATTCTGTAGTACTTTTGTCTACTCTTTACAGCTCCGCACCTTAAATGTTGTAAACCACTTTTGGCCACTTTGTAAACTTAACCTACCCCACCTCCAAAATTTTTTATAAAAATTCCAGAACACCCCTGTCTAACGATTGACAGGCATAAAAAAACCCCCGACATTTCTGCCGGGGGCTAAATGGGGGAGTCAACCCACCAATAGGAGAAAGCAAAGGGCAACTGCTAGACTTGCACCAATGCCGGAACTAAGTGTACACTGGGGACACCGGGACCGCAACCCGCATCCGTCTAAGGACAAATGCTCGAACACCTGCTTGACTTCCAGCCTGAAGTTATATCCAGTACCGAGGCACCGCCCCCGGTAGAAAAAACTACGCCTATGCAGGCGCTGGATGGGAAGATTAATACTTCTGACTGGCTCAAATCCATGGGTGCGCCAGACAAAGAGGCTGTTGTATCCGAGCTAGAAAAGACCCAGGCCCGTGAAACATTCACGGCGCTCACCACCAATGCCCCCACCGCAGATGCACACGCCATGGTCTCCAAGCTGGAGACCCCGCAAGCGGTACGGCACCTGACAAGTATGCTCACCGCATACGACTGGGAATTTATACAGCAGGCAAAAGAGCTGCGCGGCTACGCGGTGGCCAAGATTCTGGAGGAGTGCGAGCACCCGACGGCGTCAATCCGGCTCAAAGCGCTGGCGCTCCTGGGTAAGGTGACGGAGGTTGGGCTGTTTACAGAAAAAATTGAGGTCAAGAAGACGGATATGACCGAGGACGAGGTCGACCGCAAGTTGAAAGAGAAGCTCGCCAAGTTCATGGACGTGACGGATGTGCAGCCGATCGAGGACATTGACGTGATTGATGTCGTGGCCACCCCCGCCCCACCGGAAGACGAACCGGAAAAGCCCAGTGAGTGAGAAGATCCTGACCCCCGAGGAGGCCACAGCCCTCTACCGCAGACTACCCACCATGGGTAAAGTGGAGAAATTGGAGACTTTGGACTTGTTGGACAAGCAAGAGCACTGGCGGGAGCTGAGAAAGAAACGCCACGACCCCATCGAGTTCGCCAAACACGTCTATCCGGGGTTCAAGATCGGGCCACACCACAGAAAACTGGCAAAAATCTTCCAGGAAGTGATCTCCGGCCAGAAAAAACGCGTGATTATCAACATCGCGCCGCGTATGGGTAAGTCGGAGTTCTCCTCCTACCTGTTCCCAGCGTTCTTTCTAGGTAATTACCCTGATAAGAAGATCATCATGGGCACGCACACGGCAGGTTTGTCGGAGGACTTCGGTCGGCGGGTGCGAAACTTGATCGACTCGGAGGAGTACCGTGAGCTTTTTCCGAACACGCTGGTGGCGGACGACCAAAAAGCGGCGGGCAAGTGGTCAACGAGTTCCGGGGGGCAGTACTACGCCGCAGGCGTAGGCGGTGCTCTTGCTGGACGTGGTGCTGATCTGTTCGTTATTGACGATCCTCATTCTGAACAGGACGTAAAGGCGAACTCTCGCCTGGCTTTCGACACGGCGTGGAGCTGGTTCCAGACTGGACCCTTGCAGCGTCTGATGCCTGGGGGCGCGATCATCATTATCATGACCCGCTGGGGGAAGTTGGACCTGACCGGGCGCCTGATCGACTACCAGACGCGCAACCCGGAGTCTTTGCCCTGGGAGATCGTGGAGCTACCGGCCATCCTGCACGAGGGCACGGACAAGGAGAAGTCCTTGTGGCCAGAGCAGTGGCCACTGGAGGCGTTGAAGGCGACGAAGGCGTCGATCGACCCGCAGTACTGGAACGCCCAGTACATGCAGCAGCCCACATCCAACAACGCGGCGATCATCAGCCGGAAACTGTGGCGGATCTGGGAGCCGGACGACCCACCCGAGTGCGACTACGTCATACAGTCCTGGGATACGGCGTTCGAGACCAAGACAAACTCCGACTACTCGGCGTGTACGACATGGGGCGTCTTCTACAACGAGGAAGAGAACGACAAGGCGCAGATCATCCTGCTGGATGCGTTCAAGGACCGCATGGCGTTCCCGGAGTTGAAGCAGATCGCCTTGAAGCACTACAAGGAGTGGGAGCCTGACGCGTTCATCGTGGAAAAGAAGGCGGCAGGGGCGCCGCTCATCCAGGAACTGCGGAACATGGGCATACCAGTCCAGGAGACGAACCCTAGCCGTGGCAACGACAAGATGGTACGATTGAACGCAGTGGCTGATCTGTTCGCATCCGGCATGGTGTGGGCGCCAGACACACGCTGGGCGCGTGAGGTGATCGAGGAAGTGGCGTCGTTCCCCAACGGCGAGAACGATGACTTCGTGGATACCACCAGCCAGGCGTTGCTGAGATTCAGACAAGGTGGGTTTATTCGTCTGGACTCGGACGAACCGGATGAACCCAGATTTTTCAGACGCCGTAGCGCGGCGTACTACTAAGGATCGACATGGCTACCAACATCGACAAGGCCTTATACCAAGCCCCTTCCAGCATGGAGGAGGACGCACTCGACGAGGAGCCGATCGAGATTGAGATCATTGACCCGGAAGCTGTGAACATCCACGCGGATGGACTAGACATCTCCATCATGCCGGGCGAAGAGGACGAAGAGGACTTCTCTGCCAACCTGGCCGAGACCATGGCCGAGGGCGCTATCGCCTCCCTGGCGGGGGACTTGTCAGCCGACATCGACCAGGACAAGCAATCACGCAAGGAGTGGGAGAAGTCGTACGTAGAAGGGCTGAAGCTCCTTGGTCTCCAGTACGAGGAACGCACGGAGCCGTGGCAGGGCGCAAGCGGCGTGTTCCACCCGATGATCACCGAGGCAATTGTCAGGTTCCAGTCAGAAAGCATAACGGAAACATTCCCCGCCCAAGGTCCGGTGCGCACCAAGATACTGGGCAAGGAGACGCCAGACAACAAGGCGGCTGCCAAACGCGTTGAGGACGACCTGAACTACGAGCTGACGGACGTCATGCAAGAGTTCCGCCCCGAGCATGAGCGCATGCTGTGGTCTCTTCCCGCTACCGGCTCCGCGTTCAAGAAGGTCTACTACGACCCGAACCTGGGTCGTCAGGTGTCGATGTTTATCCCGGCAGAGGACATCATTCTGCCGTACGGCACGTCAGACCTGGACAACTGCTACCGGCTTACGCACGTCATGCGTAAGACCAAGAACGAGATCATCAAGCTCCAGCAAGCTGGGTTCTACCGCGACATCGAGCTGCCAGACCCCACGCACAGCCAGGACGACATCAAGAAAGCCAAGGACAAAGAGACGGGCTTCAGCGACATCGACGACGATCGGTACGTGCTGCTGGAGTGCCATGTTGACTTGGTGCTGCCGGGGGATGAAGATGAGGACGGTGACGGCGAAGAGACGGGAATCGCGCTGCCATACGTAGTAACCCTTATAAAAGGATCGAACGATGTCCTGGCCATCCGACGCAACTGGCGAGAAGAAGACCCCCTCAAGCTCAAGCGACAGCACTTCGTCCACTACCAATACATCCCCGGCTTCGGAGCCTACGGCTTCGGACTCTTCCACCTCATCGGCGGGTTTGCCAAGTCTGCAACCTCCATCATGCGCCAGCTGGTGGATGCGGGTACCCTATCGAACCTGCCCGGGGGACTCAAAACCCGTGGGCTTCGGATTAAAGGTGATGACACGCCGATTGCCCCGGGGGAATGGCGAGATGTAGACATCAGCTCTGGGGCGCTGCGCGACAGCATCATGCCCCTGCCGTACAAGGAGCCAAGCGCTACCCTGTACAACCTGCTGACCACGATTGTCGACGAGGGTCGTCGCTTTGCCGCAACAGCCGACATGAAGGTGTCGGACATGTCTGCGCAGGCACCGGTGGGCACGACGCTGGCGCTCTTGGAGCGTCAACTCAAGGTGATGACGGCGGTGCAAGCCCGCCTGCACTACAGCTTCAAGCAAGAACTGAAGCTGCTGGTCAAGATCATCGAGGACTACACCGACCCCGACTACGCGTATCAGCCGGAAGAAGGCCGTCGCACGGCCCGCAAAGAAGACTACTCCAAGGTCGACATCATTCCGGTGAGCGACCCCAACGCGGCCACCATGAGCCAGCGGGTAGTGCAGTACCAAGCCGTCATCCAGATGGCGCAGATGGCGCCGGACATTTACGACTTGCCGCAGTTGCACCGCCGCATGCTGGAGGTGTTGGGTATTAAGCACGCTGAGAAGCTCGTGCCCCTGCCGGATGACCAGAAACCCCGCGACCCGGTGGCAGAGAACATGGCGGTCTTGAAAGGCGAGCCGGTCAAGGCGTTCATGTACCAGGACCACGAGGCGCACATCAAGGTACACATGGCCGCGATGCAGGACCCCTTGATCATGCAGTTGATTGGGCAAAACCCCCGCGCCCCGCAGATGCAGGCAGCCATGCAAGCGCACATCTCCGAGCACGTTGGGTTTGGCTATCGCCAGAAGATCGAGCAGCAGCTCGGTATGCCCCTGCCCCCGGAGGACGAGAAGCTGCCGCCCGAGGTGGAGGTTGCATTGTCGGGCATGATGGCCCAGGCCGCCCAGCAGGTTCTCCAGCAGAACCAAGCGCAGGCTCAACAGCAGCAGGCTCAACAACAGGCCCAGGACCCGGTGCTCCAGATGCAGAAACAAGAGCTGGCTATCCGCCAACAAGAGGCCCAGACCAAGGCGCAGAAGGTCCAGGGAGACCTGGCGATCGCGCAGAAGAAACTCCAGCAAGACGCTGCCGAGGCACTTGCCAAGATTCAGTTGGAGAAGCAACGCACCGCCGCAGAGCTGCTGCAACGCCAAAACATCGACAGTCGCCGGATCAACATCGACGCGACCAAAGCAGCCATCGACGCGCGTCGAGACACCGGGCGGTTTGACATCGAGACCGCACGCATGGAGCAGGAGATGGCTGCACGCAGCCACGCACAGGACCTGGAGCACCGCCAAGCGGCGCATGACCAGAAGTTGCGTCACCAAGAGTCCCAGGCGCGAGCCAAGGTCAAGATGATGCGTGATCAAAACCAACCAAAGGAGAAGCCCACTAAATGATCCAAGACTTCGCACGCGTATTGCGCGAACAAATACGCAGCGACCTGAACAACTACGCGGACGACTTGGCGGGTGGTTCATGTCAATCTTTTGAGCAGTATCAAAAACTCTGCGGCGTCATCCAGGGTCTGGCGATGGCAGAGCGTTACATCATTGACCTTGC